TCCGCGACCACCGCGAGAAGGCGCTGCACGCGCACCTGAACTGACGGCTACAAACGCGCTACACCGAGCCGCAAGTGCGGAGAACGACAGCGCTTTTCTCCGCTCGCTGCCTTCCTAATCCGTAGGCCGCAGGTTCGAGTCCTGCCGGGGGCGCTAAGGAAATCAGGCACTTACCCGTCCCGAGGGGAGCAAGCACGCTGGCACATGCTTACACGCAGGTGCCGATTCGTAGCCTCGACGGGACAAGACAAATCCCTGGCACTCGCCGTGCTGACACACGCTTGCACTGTAGCCGGCCAACGGCTACACTCCGGCATCATGAAGACGAGTTCAGCGCTGCTGGTCCTAGTCTTGGCCGGGTGCGGGCCGACCGCCTCGGACATTCGGCGAATGTGCATGGACGAGGGTCGGCAACGGCTGCACGACCAGTTCGTCCTCGCGGATGGCATGACGTCGGACCAGGCCAGAGCCGCGATGGCCGCCGAGCCGGACCGGACCGAGGCCCGGATTGCGGCCTGGACGCGGCAGCATTGCATCCCGCATGTGACGGCCGGCATCCAGGAACAGCAGCGGCGGGCCTACGTGGGCGCTGCGCTCGGGGCCACGATGGCTCGCCCGCCCGCCCAGGCCCGCCCTATCCGCTGTGTGACGACGGGCAGCGTGACTCGGTGTAACTGATGGCCTCGGTATACAAGCGAGGCTCAGTCTGGTGGATAAAGGTATCGACGGCCGGGAAGATCATTCAGCGGTCGGCCGGGCCGGGCGCCTCGAGGCAGGATGCGAAGGCCCTGGCCACGAGCCTCGAGGCCAAGGCGAACCGCGGCCTCTTCGAGCCGGGCCGGCGCGTTAGAGTCGCGGAGCTGCTGGACCTGGTCCTGCAAGACTACCGGCTGCACGGGCGCGCGAGCCTGGCCGACGCTGAGCGCCGGATCTCGAAACACCTCGAGCCGGCCCTAGGCCATGTGCCGGCCGGCCCACTCTCAGACTTGACCGGCTACGTCCAGGACAGGCTCGAGGCCGGGGCGCGGCCTGGGACCATCAACCGGGAGCTGGCCATAGTGTCGAAGGCCTACCGCCTCGGGCAAGAGCGAGGGCTAGTCGACCGGCGCCCGGTCATCCGGCTTCTGTCTGAGGCCGATGGCATCCGGCAAGGCGTCCTCCGGCCCGAAGAGTTCGCTCGTCTGCTCGAGGCGATTTCTGACGAACACCTCAGGCTCTTCGTCCGCTGGCTCGGGACGACGGGCATGCGCTCGGGAGAAGCCAAGCAGTTGACCTGGGCGATGGTCCACGGCGACGAGCTACGAGTCCCAGCCCCAGCCGCCAAGAACCGACGCGACCGCGTCCTGCCGTTGGCCGGCCCGCTCTCGAGCATCATCCAAGAGGCACGATCGCGCAGAAGGCTGGACTGCCCGACTGTATTTCACCGACACGGGCGGCCAATCGGCGCGATCAGGAAGACGTGGGCGCGAGCCTGTCAGAAGGCCGGGCTCGAGGGTCTGATTCCACACGACTTGCGCCGCTCGGCGGTCACGTCCCTGTTCCGGGCCGGGATTCCCGAGCACTTGATTCTCGCCATCTCAGGCCACCAGACCAGCAGCATCCTGCGCCGCTATAACATTGCAGACCGGGAGGACACGGCCCGAGCGCTCGAGAAGCTGGGCGAGTACCTTGACCGGGGAAAGAAGGCGATCTAGAAAAGGCTCAGCCAGAGGCGGGCCGAGACAGTCGGAAGCAGCCGACGCCCTGAGGGACCCGGTGCCAGACCTCACAGAAGGGCTCGGGGCTGACGTACCATGTTTCCTTCGGGGCCTTGGCGTCGGAGGCTACGCCAAGCACACCGAGCACGAGGGCCAGGAGCAGGACGAGGCGCGTCACTGAATCAGGGCCGCCGCCCCTGTGCCGGCCAAGACCATCAGGCCGGCCACTTTCGCCAGGAGCCAGCGGTGCTGCTTAGCCACGCTCTCGAATCGCTCATCGTCGTGGACGCCATGAGCGATAAGGGCCCCTTCGATACGCTCACACGACGCTGTGATGTTCCGCAGGTCGGCCGAGACGGAACCCCGCCATTCAGCGACAGTTTCATTCTTCATCTAGTCAGTCAGCTCCTCAAGAGATAGCGGGCGCTTCTGAAGGACCGCTCGGCGGGCGCGGTTGCGAACCATCTCGTTCGCCGCTCGGACCGCCCCTTGCAGCCGGCGCCGTCGGATCGAATCTGAGAGTCGGCCATAGCCCGGCTCGCGAATGGACCTGGCAACTCGGTCGATCCGGGCCGCTGTGAATGCCTGTCGCAGCGTCAGGTCGTCTTCGGGTCCGAGCTTGATCTGCCGCCCGCCTGGGAATGTCAGGGCTGTCCCTCGGGCTGGCACCGACCCGCCTACCTTCCCCTCGGCCCTCTTCTCTATGACGCCGATCTCGGGTGCCTTCTTCCGCCCCGCGTTCAGCCGGTCCAGCTCGCGAAATACGTCTTGGGCCTGGGCCACCTCGGGCCTAGTCCGCTGAATGTCCGAGACGAACGGAATCACGTTCGAGCGGCGGGCCACGTCGCCGGTTGGGTCGATTTTCGGGGGCGGCTCGGGCAAGCCTAGACCGGGGAGAGCGCGGCCCACTGCCTCCCCGAACGACTTAGGCCGGTCCCGGACGACCGCCGCGTCTCCCCCAGCCTCAATGGCACGGAGCGCGTCCTGGGCGATGCCGGGGACGAACGAGGAGACCCGCTGTCCAGCGAACGCCCGGAACCGCTCGCTCTGCGATCGCGCGTCGTCGTGCGCCGCCCCGAACGCATCTAGGAACTCGGAGATGCCTCGCAAGAACGACTGGTCCTTCGTCACGTCCCCAAGCCCGGCCACGACGGCGCCCAGCCTCGTGGCCATGTCGTCTTGCCCGATGCCACCCTCTTCGAACGAGCGGACAATGTCCGAGACCATCGTCAGGGGGAGCGCGGCCGGCCCGAGGGCCTGGCTCGAGACATTCACGTCCCCGACCTGGACGGAGCTGGGAACCTTCCCCTCGGCAAAGAAGCGGGACCGCTCGGCCGGGTCTCGAGGGGCCGACCCGATGATGCCGCCTTCTTGGGCCAGGTAGACCAAGAGGGGCGTCATGGCCGCGCCTAGCAACGCTTCGCCGTGGACTTGCTGGCGGATGCGCTGGGCGGCTATGCCCGACAGGCCCTCGGCCGCGATCTTGGACTCGGACAGCTCAGCGAAGACTTGTCCGAACGGCGACACGGTGATGCCACGTCGTAGAAGGTTGGCCGGCGTCCGCAGGAATGGGACGATCATGTCGGCCACGAGGCCAGCGACCGGGCTTCTCTGGGCCAGGTGCCGCTTGCCCAGCATTACACCTTCGATCAGGGCGCCGGGCTTTTCCTGGAACGACCCTCGAGCACCCGCCTTCCTCGCCTCGTCGGCAAGGTTCAGGTCGCGCCCGACGCCTGGCACCTGGACCGGCTTCCCTCGAACGCCAGGCCGCGCCTCGGTCTGGCCCAGCAGATCCTCGACTCGGCGGGCGAGCGTCTGGCGGTTGGCGCGCCGGCCCAGCTCGCGCGAGGCTCGAGCGAAGGCCGACGAGTGGGCGGCGATCTCTTCATTGATCGCGCGGAAGAGCTGGTCGCCCGCCTCGAGCGAGCGCGAGACAACGTTTGAAATCCGGGCTGGCCCGACGTCCTGGGGACGGAACGAGGCCAGCTCGGACTGGCCCGTGCTCCGGCCCGAGATGGTCGTGGCCAGCGACCCGACGTCGGAGGCCTGCTCGGTCGTGATTCCCTTGGACAGGACTTCGCCGGCTCGCCGGAGCCCGACGCGCAGCCCGATGAGAGAGCCAGAGTAGACGCCGGCCAGCTCGGACTTGACTGTCGTAGTCGGGGCCTGCCCCGTCAGCCGCGCTTCGCGCCCGGCCCGAGCCGCCGCTCCGACTGACCGGGCCGGCACCAAGGCGAGCTGGGCCGCGTTGCCCAGAATGTTCCGGGCCTGGGTAGTGGGCCTGGACAAGACGGCCGAGAAGAAGAGGGACCGGGCGCTCTCTGTGCCGGTCCGGGGAATCACCTCGTCCCGGAGCTGCTGGGCTAGCTGGATGCGGGACACGTCGTCCGGCGCCTCGTTCATCCGGCGCACGAACTCGGACGCTCGGCTCGGGGCGATGCGCTGGCCCCGAGGCATCTCCTTGTTCACCTGTCGCAAGGCCGACTCGACTACCGCCAGCCGCCCTCGGGGACTCATCCCGAACGCGCGGAGCGTCGATCCGGCCTCTGACGAGCTGGAGACCCGGTTGACTACCAGCGTAGCTAGATGGTCCTGGGCCGTGTCCAGTTCAGCGCGGAGGGCCGGGTTATCCGGGTCGGCCGCAAGAGCCTTGGTCAGGCGAGAGACTGAGCCATCCACCTTCACAATGGCGTCCTGTATCGCGACGACCTCGGGCTGTGTGACAGCCTGGCCGGGCTGCCTGGGCTCGATTGGGACGTCGAGCCTATCGGCCATCGCCTGCGCCTGGTCATCGGTCAACCGCTGCGTGCGCGCTCGGATGTCGGGCTGCGTGTACTCGAACGCCTTGCGTAGCCGCTCCTGCCCCTCCAAGTCGTCCGGCGCGAGTCGAGCCGCCAGGCGCTCGAACCTGTCGTCCGAGAAGCGAGAGCCGGTCGGGCCTGGCGCCGGCTCGAGGGGGCTGGGCGGGATAGTCGCCTCGGGGTTCTGCGCCCGGACCGTGGGGATCTCGGCCTCTTCCAGCACCTCGCGCGCCCGCTCCGGAGAAGGCGTCTGCCCCGAGGCCGCGCGTGCCGGAGCGCCCTCGGGCACCTCAAGCTGCCGCAGGGCGCGCTTGTCCGCTCGCCGCACGAACTCGCCGGCTGCGCCACCTATTCCGGCTGCCAGGGCGCCTTCGCCCAGAGTAGGCAGGCGACCCTCCTTCAGCCCGATCTCGGCCGCCGCTATGCCCAGCCCCTCGAGCGCCCCTCCCACGAGCCGGCCGCCCACGGCTCGCGCCCCCTTGACCGCACCGCCGGCCAGCCGTGCGCCGACTCGGCCTCCGGGGATCACTGAGATGCCCGTGTCTATGGCCAGCTCTTTCAAGCTGATGTCACGACCCTCGACGGCCTGAGCCAGCGAAGAGCCTACGAGCGCACCTCCGGCTACGCCCGCCGGCCCAAGTGTCGCGCCGGCCAGTGGTAGGCCGACTCGGAGAGCGGTCGCTGTGGCCTGGCGCCCGAACCCGATGGGTTTCTGGCCGCCGCCTAGCCCGATCCTGTCCGCTACGAAGTCAATGTCTTCGGGCGTAGGGCGCTCGTCGAACTCGACAAGCCGCCCCTCTATTTCGACCCGGACCGGCACTTACTCGACGAAGCGGAAGGATCGGCCTGAGGGGGTCTGGGGGCCCTGGCCGCCGAGCGCCTGGCCCAGGACCGAGCCGGCTGCCGCTCCTGGTGCAGCGGGGGCGGGCTCGGGCAAGCTGGCCGGGGCCTGAGTCGGGGCCTGAGTCGGGGCCGCTCCGGTCCCTGCGTCGATCTGGGCCAGCGCATCTTCGAAGGTCGCGGCCGAGCCGGATGCGACCAGCCTGGCGGCCGTCTGAAGACGCACGTTCGGGGAGAGCTGGGATTCCTGCGAGGCCGGGTCGCGCAGGGCGCGCTGGGTCTGCGCCTCGATCAGGCGTTCGCGGGCCGCCGCTGTACGTGAAAGCCGCGCCTCCTGAATCTGCTCCAGCTCAAACTGCCGTTGCCTCTCGAGCTGGCCCATGTTGTGCTCGACGTAGTTTGAGGCGAGCCGAGCGGCCGACTCCCGCTTGCGAGCGTTCCGGGCCTGCGCCCTCTGGTTCCGGTCCTTCCGGTCCTGGAAGAGCCGCGCCGCGGCCTCGGGGTTCTTGACGGCCATGACGATCAGGAAGGCCCGCTCGCCGGCCGACAAGGGCGTGTCTTCGGGCTCGTCCGGCCCGAGGGTCTGCAAGAACCGCTGATGGGCCGAATCGAAGTCCGCTTCTCCGGTCCCCGTCGCGTCGGCGCGGAACAGACCTTCTTGCTGGTCCATCAGAGACTGGTTCAGCGGGTTGACGGCCTTGGGCGGGCCGGGGGCCATCGGGGGCGGCTCGACGGCCTGCGCCTGGGCCAACATCTCCGGCCCAATCTGGTCCACGAGGTTGCCCGTCGTCGTGGGGGTCGTGGTCGGAACAGACGGGTCCAGGGCCGTCGGGAAGTTCGAGACAGGCGTCGTCTGCATAGGCGGGACGGGGGCCAGGTCGAACCCTTCGTCCGGTCGCAGGATCTCTAGTAGATTGCTAGGCTGTGCCACCATGCCTCCTTACAGGCGCCCGCCCGGTGTAAACCGGGGATCGCTCAAGATGTTCGCCACGTTGCCCGACGAGGAGCCGGCGCCCCCGAATCCCCCGGCCGCTACTCCGGCCCCGGCCCCGAGGGCCTGAGAGCCTGACTGGATGGCCCCGGAAATCATGGCCTGCCGCTGCTCCTCGGCCTGCTGGTCAAGCTGGGCCTGCTGAATGTCTCGCTGCGTCTTGGCGCCGCGGAGCGACTGGAAGGGCTGCTGGGCGTTCGTGAACGCCTGCCCGAGGTTCTGGAACGCTTCTCCGCTCGTGAGTCGGTTGCGGCCGATGGCCGACGCTCCCTCTTGCCGCGCCAGCGTGCGATTCAGAATGTCCGACGAGAGGCCCGACTGTAGGCCGACGAGCTGCGCCAGCGTGTTTCTCCGGTCGTTCTCGAAGGCCTCATCTCTTGCCCTATAGAAATTCTGGAGGTTGGCGGCTCCTACCGTAGAGCTTTCAAAGTCTGGTCCGAAGTCTCGGGCCAGCTTGCTACGCAGAACCTTCTCCTGCTCCTCGAACTCTCTCGTCAAGGCAGGACTCGCGGCCAGCTCTCCCCCGAGGGCAGTCAGGACTCGGTCGCCTAGCCCTGTCTCGATCTGTCCCTGCTGAAGCTCGGCCTCGGACGGTGCCCTCGAGAGCCCTGTGACTTGCATCGGATTCGACTGGAGACGCCCCAGCTCAGCCTGCGCCAGGTCTAGCTCCTGCTGAAGCCTGTTCCGCTCCTTCCGAGCCGTCTTCCGAGCCTTGGGACTTCCACCCTTGCTCTTGCGGCCCTTGGCCCCGATCCTGGTCGACTCGGCCTCCCCGATGGCCGACTGCAAAGAAGCGACGCGGTCCTGGGCCGCCTGAAGCTGGGCCGGATCGACGCCGCTCGTCTGCACGTCGAACCCGAGGGCACGAAGCAGCTCGGGCTCGAGTCGCGAGAGGAGACCAGAGCCCAGCTCAGTCTGTGTCCGTCCCTGATCTAGGCTCGAGCGAGTCTGACGGATCAGCTCGTTCTCGCGCCTATCAAACGTCGGGACGGCAATGTCCGGTGCACCAGGGGCGTTTGCGGCCTGGGCTGCCTGGGCGGCTGCGGCAGCGGCGGCAGTGGCACCTACGGCGACCGCCGCGCCGACGAAACACAGATGGCTGTTTATGAATTCGAGTCGGTCCTGCATTGTTCCCTCTCAGTCCATCGTCACGACGGCCTTGCTCAGCAGCACCGTCTTTAGGACGCCCTCAGTCGTGGCGACCTGTGCCTCGAGGTGGTATATCTCGCTGCCGGTCGGAAGGTCAGTCGTGGCCGTGTGGACTAGATCCCCGTTGATGTAGAAGTCGATTCGGCTCGGGTCTCGGTGGTCCAGAGAAAGAATGTACGGCGTGACCGTCGTCACTTCGACGCCCGTGTCGACGGCCGTGCTATTGTGATAGACGTACCATGTAGACCCGACGCTCGAGGCGAATCGAAACCCGCACGAGCCATCTCCTGGCGGGGTCGCGGCTGCGTTGCTCGGGACGTTCAAGCCGTACCACAGCAGCATGTTCGCTAGGTTGGCCGGGGTCCGGGCGAACCAGGTAGCCTGTGGGCGCCACCGAAACTGCCCCAGGGCTGTACCGGCCTGAGTGAACAACGCTCGAGCGCCGTTGGAGGCCGCACACGTCAGGGCGATGAAGTTGCCGTTCTCGTCTGCCGCATTCCCGGCCGTTCCGGTCGTAGAGATTATCACGCCTCCGAGGACCCCGATGATGCTGCTCCCGATGACGGTAGACTGATAGCCGTACGTACGCCGCTCCTGTGGCTCGCCTGTGGGCACGTTCGCAACGGTGTCGTCGACATACTGCTTCGTCGCCGCCTCCAGGTCCTGGACCGGGTCGTGGTCTAGGATCAGGTCGCCCAGCATAGTCCCGCCGGCCAACGGCAAGTAGTCGTCTAGCTCGGCCAGCGTGTCGTCGATCAGGCCGTCGACATACTGCTTCGTGACAGCCTGCAAATCGACCTCGGGGTCGGCGTGCAGGAGGAGTGGTCCGGTCAGCTCCCCGCCGTTCAGCGAGAGCCGCTTGCCTACAGCCGCGGCCAGCTCGATCGGTGTGTGTCCGATAGGCATGTGTTACCTGGGCGGGCGGCTCGTAGCCTCGTCCGAGGGACGGAAGCTCAGCATGTGCCCTTCGATCTCTGCGTCTGAGTCCGACGAGACGAGTAGACTAATCGTCCTCCCGTCTCCGACGAGCCGGCGACGCTGGCGAGCGTAGTCGGTGCTGAACACGAGGGTCTGCTTTGGAGCCTCCCCGTGGTCCAGGAACGTCTGGATCGTCACCTGGCCGCCAGGCCGGGGCTTCTGGATCAGCTCGAGGGCATCAAACACTTTCCGGCGGGTGCGTAGGCCACCAGCCCCGGCCTCATCCTCGACGGACCCGAAGTCCAGGTGTGGCGTCTGGTACAGGAGACCGTACGCCTGCCCGGCCTTGTTCCGCTCGGGACGGTCCAGCTCGAAGATCAGATCTCCCTGGGCAATCAGAGGCCGGTCCAGGCCGCTCGCATCCCGCCACAAGGTCAGGGCATCGACTGTGTCGCGCCGAGACACGGTGCAACGGATGTCCTCGCGCGAGAAGTCGAACTTGATGAGCAAGTCGTTCACCTGGGACCCGACACTCGGGACGGCGAACATGGCCCACCGTCGGTGTGGATACCAGCACGAGCGGACCTGGTGCAGTCGATCAAGGTTCATCAAGTCGCGCAGGCCCTCGCGGATGCGTAGGGCACTCGTCGTGTCCGACGAGAGGACGCCGGTCAGTGAGTCGACCGACGAGAGCTTGTGGAAAGTGCCGTCTGGCGTCAGGAAGATGGCGTCTGTGTCAGTCGTGACGACTGCGTACGGGCTTTGCGCGCAGCCCAGAGCGGTCGAAATGGGAACCGGAATCCAGTTTCGCACGTCCGGGTCGGCCGTGTCGAAGACGAAGATGCCTCGAGGCCACTTGAACAGAAAGATGCGCTGGGAGAAGGCCGCGCCCGAGACGAGCCTGTCTCCGATGTTCGAGAAGACGGTGAACGAGAGGGGGTCGGTGGTGAAGTCCTCGTGGTCGTCTAGAGACGAGACGTAAATCTGGTGTGGCTGTTCCCCCCCGCCCCAGGCCCACAGCCGGTTAGCGTGGATCGTTCCGAACGTGGGTCGGTTCCCGGTGTGGCTCTCGTTCCAGTCTAGGGGAGGGTCCGAAATTGGCGCGATGGTTGCCCCGTCTGCTGTCAGAACGTGCGGGATGTCCACTCCGTTGAAGAAGAACAGCTTGCGGTCTTCACCCAGGGCCTCTTTGCCTCCGGCGGCAAAGTAGACGGTCTCGGCCTCAGAGAGCTGCCCGAGGGAGACCGCGTCAACGTCTGTCAGCGGAGAATCCGACTTGAAGGCGTCCCCCTCAACGGCGACTGACACGAGCTTCTGCGTGCCGGGGACCGGGTGCCAGTCGAAGATGGCGACGATGCGTGTCGGGGTAGCCGCCACGTCCGTCTGAATCCAGGCCGACAGGGTGCCGACGGCCGGGTGTGTGGGCTCGTTCAGTTCCCCGTTCGTCGGGATAGTCGCAGTTCCACGAGGGGTGACGCTCGTAGCCCCGCTCCCTCGGTGCAGCCCGATCAACACGACCAGCGAACCATCCTCGGTGACAGTCAGCGGGGCCGGCACAAACGAGGACGGTGCTGCCGAGCTGCTGGTCGTCTGTGCGTTGATGAGGGCACCAACGTCCTCAAACTCGGATACCGTGCCCAGGACCGTGACTCTCCCGGCCAGCACCCAATTTGAGTGCGTGCGTAGGATCACTTCGCCGTCTACAATCTCCTGGACGTCATGGGCGACGAACAGGAGACTCCTCGTCAGCGCTTGGCCCGTGTCTGCAACCAGCTCATACACGTTCTCTTCGGAGTCGGTCACAGACGGGTCGGATGAGGCCGAGTCGGTGGTCAGGTGGAAGCCGACCAGCAGAGTAGATCCGGCCGTGACGCCAGAAACAGGTATGCGTATCTCGGTCAGCGACCGCGTCTCGGCCCGGCTGTAGACAGACACCTTGGTTCCTGGGAATTGCGCCGTGTCAACATGGTGTGACTGGTAGTCCGCTGACAGGACGCTGATGACCTGGGCCTCTCCTTGCCCGGTGCCAATCGTCACCGCGCGGATCGCTGGCACGACGGGATCTGCCAGGCCCGGAGGAGGAAGGTCGGCAAACAGCCGAAGCCCAATAGCCGGCGAACTCGCAGAGGAGGCATGTATCCTGACAGTGCCGTTGGTTCCGTTCTCATAGGCCACGACGGCCGCGGCCATGAGGACGTCCATCCGAGTCAGGGTAATCGTGTCTCCTATCTGCAACGTCGTGTCCAAGACCGAGGAGTACATGAGAGACGACAGCCACCGACCGTTAGGCAGGCTGACTGGACCGGCCCCGGCATCGATCTGGTACACGTTGCCTCGGCTATCTGTTATGACCGGCGGAAACGTCCCGGAGGATGGTGCCGACACGGTCACTGCCACGACGACCAGCTCTCCCGCGTCGGCCTGTGCCGTAACGGGCAGATCCCTCGTGCCAAACACGCCCCCGTCTATTGAGCCCACGAGCACCCCGGACGACGGGTCACCCGAGGCAGGGTATTCCAGCATCAGGCCCGTCCATATAGGGTTCGACAGGAATACCCCGGGAGCGTTCTCCAGAAGTGCCAGAAACTCGGGTGGCTCGGCTGGGCCACGGCTCTCCGAGAACGTCTGAAGATGGGCCGGATCGCCATCTCCGTGGAAGGCGGCGCCGATGGCTCGCCACGAAACGACCGCCGAAATGTCGGCCGACAAGGACTCCGATGCTCCGAGCCCGCCCGAGTCGACAAGCCGAGCGCCCCCCTCGAGCCTATTCGATCCCGAGGACTGGTCTATTCCCTCGGCCTGAATCAGGGCGCGAGGGTCCTGCTCGGTGACACTGACGTCGGTCTCAAGCCCGCGCTCGCCGGCCGGAACCTCGAATGTGCGGCCTACGTAGCCCACTTACCAGCGCATCCCCGTACGCCAGGCGCCGGGCGCACTCGACACGAGGCGACCGTAGCGGCTCGAGGCGTTGCGGAAGTTCCGGTGCTGGTCGCGCTCCATCGCGTCCCACTGAGAGGCGAACTGCTGATAGACGGTGGCGCTCGCGTCGTCCTTCTTATCCAGGAGAATCAGGTAGGCCGCCCCGTACGAGAGGAGCCGGCGATGGCGTAGGGGCACGACGGGGTCAGAACCGCCGTCGGCAAGGGGCGTGGGCTGGGCCGTGTACCAGAACTCATAGACACGGGCCTCGGGCGCAGAACCGACTATCTGCAACGTCGTTTGGTCCACCAGGGCTGCCCGGCTAGGCGGCGAGTCCGGGTCTCGGTCGGCCTCGGTGCCCACGTCCAGGAACGCTCGAGAGAAGCGGTCCTCGGGCCTCGAGACCAGCCGGACCAGGTCGGACGGCAGCGAGTAGTATTCCTTTGTCGCCCGGTAGTCGGAGACGACAGCGGCTAGAGAGCCGTCCGGCCTGCCGGGCCACGCCGAGTCCATGACGAAGCCGGTCTCAGTTATTGAAAGGACACGAGGGGAGAACGGGCCGGCCGACGGGTTCGAAAAGCGCAGCCTGTACCCGACAGTGCTGGTGTCGGGCACACCGATGGCCAACGCAAGGCCCTTGGCCAGGAGAGCCTGAGACTCGAAGGCCGGCTGGATAGTCAGGAAGCCGGTCCTTCGTGCCCAGAGCCAGTCTACGATTGGCAGCACGGCGCCGCCCAGCGGCCCACCCGAGATGACCGCGTCTAGGGCAGCGTTTAGATAGTCGACGGCCCGCTCGTGGAAATCGGACGAGCCATCGCCGGGCTCACCAGCCAGCCACAGGACATCCGCCCTCAGCTCGTCGACTGTCTCGAAGGCCACGAGTTACCCGAGGGCCGAGACCGAGGGCGGCACGTCAGCGTCGGCCGGGAAGGCGATGGGGCTGGCGAGGGGGCTGCGCTGCGACAGCTCAGGCGTGGGGGACTGCGCCGCGGTCGTCTGCTTCCACACGTCGAGCAGATGGTCTCGCAGCTCGTCGGCGTAGAACGTCTCGCCACAGTGCCCACACTCCTCGGCCACGCGGGTGCCCGAGTGCTTCTTCTTCAGGCCCGCTCGAGCGGACAGATCTCGAACCTTCTCCGGCACCTCGGACTCGGGGATGTGCCGGCCCGTGGCCGTGAACCAGTTGCCGCCCTGCTGTTTGAAGACGTGGCCGCGACGGCCAAAGCCGGTGTACTCGCGGATCGGGTTGAACTCGACGATCTTGGTCCCGCGCTTGACGTGGACCGGCTTGAGCTTCGGGGTCATAGAACTCCTTGGAAAGAGGAGCGGGGGAGCGTCCGTGCTGCCCCACTCCGGGTTACGTTAGGACGCCTCGGTGTCCTCACCCACATGCACGACGCGGGTCAGGCCGAACGTGTCCCACACGAGGCCGAAGCCCAGAATCCCGACCCAGGCGACCGAGGGGTCGCGGCCGAACTCGCTGGAAATCTTCTTGCGAAGCTCGGGAGCCAGCACCTCCACCATGACCGCCGCATCCTCACCAAAGACGATGCCCTCGCCCAGCTCGCCGTCACCTAGGACGCCCAGCGCCTCCGAGTGGTTGGTCTCGATGACGCGGATGCTCCGCACCATGCCGACCTCGTTCTTGTACGCCTTTTCAGGCGTAGTGTACTTGAACAGCTCGCGGAACGACTCGTCGTTCAGCAGGCCGTCGATGGCCACGCCGTTGAAGATGCCGATGTAGTGCGAGCCGATCTTGGGCGCCTTCTGTGTGTCGTACAGACGACGGTGGATCTCGCCCAGGTGAAACTCGAGGACCGGGCTGCCCGAGGCCGAGTCGAAGTCGTCCGAGACGAACTCGCCTGTGCTCGCCGTCAGCGGCGTGTACTTCAGCGGGGTCGCCTTGTACGCCCCGGCCGCCAGCGTGTCGAGGACGAGCTTCTGCTGGTCCACGAGGGCCGACTGGACGGTGCTCTCGAGGTCGAAGTGCAAGAGCTGCTTGGCGAAGTCGGTGAAGGGAACCTGACGGCCGATCTCCTCGACCGTAATGTCCACCTTGTTGATGGTCAGCTCGTCTTCGGGGATCGGATCGGTCTCGACGAGACTAGCGTCTGCCGGCTCGTCGAGCTGCAAGACGCGCGTGATGGTGTGCGTCTCGCCCTTGCCCTTGCCGAAGCCGGGCTCGGTCTTGACGAACGGCAGAATCTCCGTTCGCGCGATGGCCTCTCGACGAATCTTCTTCGAGAGGCTGTGGTTCTTCAGGACGCCAGACGGAACGTCGGCAGTCCAGTCGAATGGTGCAGCCATTGTTAGCTACCTACTTTCGTGAGATGTTCGAAAGCGACGTGCTCGCCAATGACGGCGTCCAGGTCGGCAAGTCGGTTCATCCACCCTCGGCGGAACGTCCCAAGAGCAGGGCGTGTCGCCACGAGGGCTTCCAGAAACGCTCGTCGATGCCGGACCGAGTCGCGGGCTAGTGTCACCGGGTCCACGCCAAGGACGGCGCGATGGGTCACAGGACCGTACAGCCCATCTTGCTTGACTCCGGCCGCCTGCTGGAGGAGTCGGACCGCTCGGCCCGGCCCCGAATGAACGGCGGCGTCAAATTGCGTGATACACACGGGAAGAGGCAGGCCATCGGCGTGCGAGGGCTGCCAATATAGATGGACGTACAGGGCCCTGATCTTGTTCGGGCTTGCCAGCTTGACGTCCCGAGGGGCCTCGGGCCGGAGCCGGCCTCGGAGGGCGAGCCAGGCCCGCCACGTCTCCTCGGTCACGCCGCGGAACGTGCGGCCACCCGGATCGGCCGGATGGTCCGAAAAGCCGCCTTCCCACTTGGCCATGAAGGTGAACGAGCGATCGAACGGGGTCACAGGGCGGCCGCCCTCCGCTCCCGGAGCAGGTCGGTCAGCGTGTCCTCGGACTCCGGCCCCTTGGCCGGGGCGGGTGCCGCGGCGCGTCGAGAGGAGAGGACCGGGGCCTTCGGGGCCGGCTTGGCCTGAGCCCGAGCCTGCACGAGGGACTGGATGCGCTCGTTCGACCGGCGCCGCAGCTCCTCATAGACCGCCGCGTCAGACGGCAGCCTTCGAAGGTCTTCGAACGAGGCCCTGTAGACAGCCGTAACGATGTCCCGGTCCTTGGCCAGCTCGGGTGCGTGTCGATAGAAGCCCTCGACGTACTGAGCCCATGCCTGCTGGCGGGACTGGCTCTCTGAGGCTGTCTCGGCTTCCTTACGTCGACCCCCTTCCAGGTCCTGCAAGGCTGCAACTACGACGGCCTCGTTATACTCGAGTAGCTGTCGCTGGTGCTCGCGCGGGTCGAACTTGTCCGAGGCCGGGTTGAGCAGCTCTGGATCTGGGGGATTGACGTCCTCCTCGGGTTCCTGGGCCTGGGACTCATGCGCCCCCTCGAGGCGAGCCACCTGCTCACGCAGCCGCTGAATGTCCGAGCCGTACGTTCCGGCTCGCGTGTCCTGGTCGCGTCGGACCAGGTCAGCCACCTCAGCAGACACCTCGACCTCACGGCCTCCCAGAGACAGCTTGACGGTCAGAGGCTGCGCGGGCTTGCCAGCCGTCTCGGCCTCTTGCTCCTCGGCAGGCTCCTCAGTCTCCTGGGTGGCCTCGGCCTCAGGTTCCTCGGTCTCGGCCTCTGCCGCGGCCTCTGCCTCGGGTGCCGGCTCCTCGGCCACAGCCTCATGCACGCGGCCGGCGCGCAGCTCATGAAGCTGGGCCGACAGCGAATCGTTCAGCGCTTGAATGTCGTCGGGCATGGGTCTCCTATTTCAATCAGGCCGAGATGGCCGCTCGCATCTGGGTTTCTAGTCTGCGTTCGCTCGAGGCGACGACGTCGCGGAGCAGGTTCGGCACTTCCCGCAGGCCGGCCAGCCGCGCCCACAAGGCCATCGAGTCTTCTGGTGTCAGCGTCCCGTTACGGTGCGACAGCAGAGCACGAGAGATGACCGACTCCTCGGCCTGGTCCAGGAGCGGGCCAATAGTCTCGAGGGCCTGGCGTGCCTGCGGAAGCTCGATCACTCGACCTCGTGGCCGGACTGAGGCATGTACGTGCCGACGCGAGTCGGAGTCACGCGAAGAGGGATGAACCCCTGGTGAATCGCCCGGTGGCACTCATCCCCGAGGCGCACGTTCATCAGGAAGCAGCCCTCGAGCGCTTCATACAGGAACGTCAGCCACGAGGGCGTATTCTCTTCGAGGTTCGGCCGGTTCGTCGTGAACCAGCCCAGCCCCTCGCGGGCTACCTCTTGGACCGGCTTCCACTCGTCCGGCGTCCAGCCGTCAGAATTGTAGGTGGGCTTGTGTCGCATGACTCTCCCGGCTGTCGAATAGAAGCGGAACAGCCTTTCTATGGCGTCTTTCACGAAGACGGTCTGGGGCTGCCCATCGGTCAGCCGCTCCTCGTTCACTTTCAGCCAACGCTGCCACTTCAAGTTCATGGGCAGGCTCGCGCCGAACGCGCCGACCGGCGTAGCCAGCAGCCGCGCCTGGTCCGGACGCAGAATAAGGCTCACCTGGACCGCCTGTCTCGCGCGGCCCGCGGCGTCCGAAAGCCCGAGCGCAGGGACGGAATGTCCTGGCTCGAGACGACCTGGCCCTGCTTGTTCCGGCGCCGCTTGACTCGGCGAGCCTCGGCTGCACGGTCAGAGGAGAGGCCGGGCGGGACGATGGTCAAGCCCGGCACCTTAGAACTCGTTTTCTGGCTTCAGGGCGGTCAGCCTGTCCAGGCCGGTGCCGCCCAAAAGCTGGCTCGCAACCTGGCCCCGTCGACCCTGGCGCTGGGAGAGGCGCTGAAGGCGGCCCTGCTTCCGCTTGTTCAGGGAACTGATAACATCGAAACCGGCCTGGGCATTCCCCTCACGCCCCGCATTGCGTAGTGTCCCTCGCTGACTACGAGAGAGCCCGAGGCCCAGGCCTAGCTTCCGTGCGTTGCCTCGGTCGGCTCGAAGCGTGTCGGCCTGAGCGCCGGCCCCCTGGGTACGGCCCACAGCTCGGAGCGCCTGGACGCGGGACAGGCCCTCGTCTCGAGCGCCCTGGAACGTGTCCTTGGCCGACGTGTCCTCGGCGCCGGCTCGAAGGGCCTGGCGCAGCGCGCGGCGGCCTGCTTTTCTGGCGGTTGGCATGTTATCCTCCTGGGCTAAACTGCCCTAAGATCACTCAAACTATCTGGCCGTTCTCGCCCTCGAGGTTGCCCGGATTGACGGACTGGCTCTCGGCCTCGACGTCAGGATTTCCCCCGCCGCCGGCCTGTGCGTTCAGCAGAGTCGGGTCCAGCTCGGGCTCTTCGCCCGGTCGCTTCTTGATCTCGGCCACGTCTACGCCGAGCTGGCGGAACATGAAGCCGAGCATGCGCGACATGGAGAACTCTTGATCGAACACTTGCGCCAAGGCCGGATTCTGCGAGATGAGCTGGATGCCGGTCGTCAGCTTCCGAAGTTCGCGCACGCGGCCCGTCATCTCGCGCAGGCCCGTGACTCGGATGGCGGCGGGCTGGGCGATCAGCTCGAAGCGCTCCTCGGCGGTCAAGCTGCCAAGCAATTCGGCACGCTCCGGCCCGATGAGCCGGACAATCCCAGGATCTGTGAAGTCCTCGAGGTACTGCCACAGGGCGAAGAGAGACAGACGGACGACGGGCTCGATGACCTGGTCCTCGAGGCGGCCGGTGATCGCGTCGAACAGGGTGCCCGAGCCCTCAGCCGTCGAGATGATCTCGGTCGCCAAGACCTCGCGGTCCGGGAGCTGGCCGAGCTGCAAGTCGGGCGTAGCCAGGGCGACTTCGCGCGACTGGCCCAGCTTGTTCAACATGACCGCAGCGTCATTGATCTGGCCGGGCTCGTCGACTCGCTCGATGAATTGGCCGGCGCCGGCATCTCGCTTGAGGCGCCACGATGAGCCCGAGGTGATTCCACCAGACAGCTCGGCCTCGTTCTCAAGCATGTCCGGCCGGATTTGCCGGACGCCCCAGACCGACGCCTTGGCCGCGTCTAGCATCAGGTTGTACAGCTCGTTCTCGGCCAGGTACGGATCTATGGCCAAGTCGATGAAGGCCGGCGCGACTTGCGAAAGCGGATTCGAGCGGAGCACGCCCCGAACGATCGGGATAGCGCCGTGCAAGAGCGGGTTTGGCACAGGCGACCGGAGCAGTTCGCCGTCGGCCACGGTACACAGGACATTTGTCGCTCGGACTGACCCGTCCTTGTCGATCAGGTCACCCCAGAACTCGCGCAGCCGGACGGTGCCGCGGGCCACAGAGACCGGCGCATCTGACCCGTCTCGAGCCTGCTTCGACGACTCCTGGTCTCGGTTGGCGACTTTGCCATCAAGCCGATCCAGAGCGGCCTGGTCATAGTCCGGGTTGGCGCGTAGGTCTGAGACTTTCGCCGTCGTCTCGTGGACAAACCAGGCGTTTGCGCCCGAGGGATCGGGGAAAGCGTCCTCGAAGGGGATGGCCTGAATGTCCAGGAGAACCTGAGTCACGTCGCGGCGCTCGATCTCGATCTGCGGAAGCGCGTACGAGGGGGCCGAGCCTTCGCTGGGCGCGCGCCGGACGACCGTCTTGATGACCGGCCGAGTCGTCGTGATCGGAGCGACCTTGATGGTGATTTCACCCTCAACGAGGCCGAGGCCGATGCCATCAGCGATGACCGACTCGACGGTCCGAGCGCCCGAGATGAGATAGCCCGGCGACCAGAGATGCCTGAGCCGGTGCAGGACCAGCTTGTGCAGTGTCTCAGCATCCATCAGTTCTTCGGGCACGTCCTCGAACGGCTCGATGGTAAACCAGGCATTCGAGTTGGTCAGCTCGCGCTCGATGCGCGCCTTGACTTGCTCGAGGCCGCGGGCCAGGTCCGGAATGACCAGGCACGACTGGCCGTCCTGCTTCTTCGAGAAGTCCAGCTCCCCGTTGACGATACGCCAGGCGTCCCGGTTCCGGTTCGCCCGCTGCTGGCGGGCCTCGTGTGAGAGAGACCGGAGCTGGTCGACGATACCCGGCACCTCGTGGTCTTGGAGATTAGGCACCGGCGCCCTCCAGTTCCTTGATGCTGGCCTTCGCCGCATCGACAAGCTTCGCCATACGCCTAGGGTTCCCTCGGGCCTTCCGATACTGCTGGACGAGCTTCAAGGACTCGGCGCTGCCCACAGACCGGCTCACCCTCTGCTGGGGTGGGTGCCACAGGTGAACGAGGGGCAGCGAGAATCGGACCGCCCGGCCCACGAGGGTGTCGAGGGCTGGCGCCCACGCATCATCTTCGCCGCCCCACCCGACAAACTGCGGGTCAGGAGGCACGCGCTCAAACGTGGCCCGAGGGAGTACGACGAGGCCGCCGCACGGCCGCCCGAAATAGGGACGCTCGGTGTGCGAAGATGTTGCACTCAAGATGTCGTCAAAGGTCTCACCAGCCAGAACCCTCTGCGTCGCCTTGGCCGTCAGGCGGTGGACTTTGCCGTGAGGGACGGCCCACTTGGCCCCGCTACGCACCGCCTCGATAGCCGTAGGCAGCGCGTCGCACCAGACGTCTGAGTCTGAAACGACGATGACGTCTCCGAAGCTCTCGCGCACACCGTTAACGATTGCTCGTGCCCTCGAGAACGGCCCGTCCAGCCCATCAGAGACCCGTACGATCTGCCAGTCCGGGTGCTCGGCCAGACGACCGGACACCCACTCCCAAGCCCGTAGCCGGTCCGGGTCTGGGTCGCGCCACGGCACGATGACTGAAACCGACTTCCGTCGAGAGGCCCAGACGTGGTGTGCGACTGCGTCCCCGGTCTCGGCCGGCCGCTGACCTGAGCGGGAGAACTCGCTGTGGTGGTATGGGTAGAACAGGCGAGTCGGAAGCAGCTCGAGCCCACCGTACTTCTGGGCTGTTCGCTGCAAGTGCAGTTGGCCGTTCGACTTCCACGAGGGCTGCCCTGGCCTGTCAGTCACCGAAGCCGGCATATCGTCTATGGCATGCTTCAAGAGCGGGTGGCCGGGCACTGACCCGATAACGCCGCTTGCCAGCAAGCCCTCTTTCTCCTCGACTCCGAAGAAGCTCAGGCCGCGCAGATGAGGCTCGAGGGGACCAAGGGCCTCGAAGTCGGTGTCGACGTAGACACCTCCGTGCCGGTGCAGCACTTCGAGGCGGGCCAGGTTCGACCGGAACCTGTGGACGAGGCGCGAGGGCATGAGGGCAGGGGCCGCGTCCCACAGCGCCCGGTTCTGAATCCATCCTTCCAGGTCGGTCTCCGACCACTCCTGCATCGTCCAGCCCGGATTGTGCTCGAGCCACGAGGCGCCGAACGCCCGGAACTCCTCAGGCATCGGGCCGCCGAGCCAAACGCGGTGGAAGGTGCGCGGAATACCCGTCACCAAGAAACCCCACCGAACGAGATACGGTCTCGCCCTATCCGAATGGACTTGCCAGAGGCCTCGTGCCGGCCGAACGAGTAGTCCGGCGCGCGGAGGACAGGCTTGGCCTGCCCCCGTCGCAGCTTCCGGTCATCAAGCCGGACTGGCCGGATTTGCCAGACCAGGTAGCCCAGCCCGTCCGAGACGTGTGTCAGGAAGTAGGCCGGGTCATCCATGTTCTTCGTCTTGAGGATTCCGCCCTTCCCGTCGGACTGGACCTCCTCCAGGTCGCGAATTACGTGCGTGCAGTGCTTGGCGACGCGCAGAGAGACGAGGCCGCCCGGCCCGAGCAGAGCGACGTTCACCGCTGCGACGCGGTCGTGGACAAACGGGTTGCTCGAGGGGACATAGGTCTCGACCGGAGCCGGATACCCGACCAGCTCGTTCAGGATCGTGTCGTAGTCGGTCCGGCTCGTCTGGGCGTTCCGGGCTGAGCTGGTAGCGTCTCCATAGATTCGGAGCGGCGCGGCGTGCGTCGGGTACTTACGACGGAACGCTTGCATGAGCTGGGGGAGAGTCGCCCCGGACTCGTAGTTCAGGAAGATCTCGTCTCGTACGAGAATTGTCCCGTCCGGGGCTTCTTGGCAGATGACGGCCGTCATGGGCCGGACGTTGACGTCGAAGGCGAAGAGGAGCGGCCTGTTCCGGTCGGCCTCTCGGGCAATGTTCGGGTCGACGTGGATGCGCGCGTTGAAGGCGTGGTACAGGGGAGTCGCCGCGAAGGCCCGAGGGACTAGCTTCCCCTCGATGCGAACCTGATAGTCGACTGAGGTAGGCGGATAGATGGCGCGAAGCTGCTCGATCGCCTCCCTAGACAAGTGTGGGTTGTCGACCATCGAGGCCGTGAACATGTCCACGTCGGGCAGCTCGCCCCGCTGGCTGGGCTTGATGACCTGGTCGAAGAGCCAGTTCGTCGACACGGTCATGCCGGGCGGCGGCAGGAGCGTCGCGGCCATGCGGATGAACAGCCGCTTCTGGCCGCCCGAGAGACGGGCCGCGCCCTCACGGAAGACGGCCAGGGGCGGGCACTCATCGTAGGCGATCAAGTCTAGGGCGCCGCCCTGGGCCTTCTCGCGGCCCGCGTCGCACGAGATGTGCGCCAAGACCGAGCCGTTCTTCAGGATCAAGACCTGCTTCTTCTTGTCGAAGTGCTCGATCTCGGACTCGGGGATGAACGCCTCGATGCCTGCCCCGAGCCCGTTGTCGAACAGGTAAGGCTGAATCGTCTGCTCCATCAGCCCGTGCGACAGGCCCACGAGCCAGACGCGCGTGGGCTTGTACGTGGGCTCTAGGCGGCCCGAGTAGATGTCCAGCGGGTTCAGTCGACCGAACCGGAGCATCGAGGCGATCTGGGCGGCCAGGACCATCGACTTTCCTGTCCGGTTCGCCCCGAACGAGTAGGCCTGTGTCCGGTCGGACTCGAGGAAAGCCCGCTGCTTCTCGGTTGGCCGAAAGTAGGCCAGAGCGTCCGTTTCGCGCCGCGCCTCGAGAATGCGCGCGGCCTGGGCGGCCTCGAGTAGGTTAGAACCCTCCAAACCGCTTCTTCAGGCGCTTCTGCGCCTCGGACTTCTCGGGCATGAAGTCCTGGTCGGCCGGGTCGCCGGTCAAGTCGGACAGGTCTCGGCCGCCGCGATGCAGCGCCCTCGAGGCCTTGCCGACGGTAGGCTTTTTCCGGTTCGCCGGCCCGAGGGGGATGAAGCCCTTCCGGGCATAGTCATTCTCGCTCGGCATTATCGGGCCAGGTGCGCGGCAGCCGTAGCCGTCGCGGCGATAGCGAGCGCCTGGTCGACTTCGCCCGGCACTTCGACGCCGAACGCCCGCGTCGCCGTCACGATGGCCTGTCCGGCCACGGCAATAGCGGTCCGGCGGCCCACGAAGAACGGGAAGATCGAGTCGACGATCTGGGTCACGAGGGGCAGCACATTCAAGAAACGAAACATCAATTCTCCTCAGTTTGGGGTGACGTCGATAGGACGCGAGGGCTCGAGGGTCCGGGCAACGCCCAGGACAATCTTGCGTAGGTCGGACTCGGACAGCTTGTTCAGGTCGCGGCCGGCGCCGCCCAGCGTGCGCTGTAGCTCGACGAGCCGCTCGAACGACTGGACGATCATGGCAGCGCTCGAGGCGAAGGACTTGGAGCACGTAGAGATGGTGGTCAGGAGCTTCTGGGCCTCGGCCAGGTCTAGGGACTTTTCTCGTGCCGCCTCCTCCAGCTCAGCGCGCAAAAGCTCGATGGCCCGGTCGGCGAGAGGCCTGAGAATGCGCCATGTCGACTGCGCGTCTCGGGCGTCGACCAGGAGCAGGTCGATCGGGTCGGATAGGGAGGCAATCCGGTCTCCCACAGGAGCGACGGCGCCCTCGGCCGACCCAGGATCGGGGGAGTCGTGTGGCACGAGGGCGGCCGTCTCCGTGGCACTTGGTGCGCGACGTCTCGCGCGCCTCGAGGAGGGGGCTCCCACAAGGAGATGGACGCGCGGGGCCCTTACCTCTTGCGGCCGTGCAGAAGTATCGTGATTTGAGCCCCCTCAACGTTGACGAACGAGAAGCGAAGCCAGCGGGGGAGAGTGCGGCCGACGGGGTCAGGTCCGAAATACCGAGCTGCGGGCACGTCGAAGGCGAGAGGAATCCCGACCTGTACGCCCGCGTCCTGGGGCACGAGGGGATCGTTTGCAGCAAACGTGAGGACAGTACCTTCGCCTGAGACCGTGAGGACGACGGACGCCGACTCGAACCTAGAACAGTCGATCCACGCCCCATCGCTCGAGTCGGTCTGCTCGTCGTAGACGGCCAGGACTGTGTCGTGCCTGGAGTCATGCAGAATCGTCGCCCACATCAATGTTTGCCCATGCATGGATGGACGATAGAGGGACGCCTGAAATCCAAAAACGCTGTTTTGGGCGCCTAGCGTACCTGTACGTGCCTGCGCGGGCGCGGGGTCGGGGCAGCTCCTCCCCCGGGGTCCGGCGCAAGCCCGCGGAATCGTTCAGGATTCGGCAGGCAGCGTAGCCGCACGGAGGGTCAGGCGTCCACCTTCCGGCCCGAGGCTATCTCGCCGGCTGCCCTATTCGAGGCCTGGGCAGCTACAGCCACGGCTACAGCGACGCCGTAAACATCTGGAATCATTGAGGCTTCACCGGATAGGTTATCCGGTGCTCCTGCCTGTCTTGACCGATCGGCCTGAGCCGGCGCGCGACGCGAGGCTACGCGCCTACGGCCCTGCCTACTTAAGTTAGCACCTATCGTGAGACGTCGTCGGACCGGCCAAGCCCGAGGGGAACCCAGCAGCCAGGCAAGTAGCGCGTGTGTGGTCGTAGTCGGTGCGGTGTCGCGCTTCCGGCCGGACCCGCCGTAGCTGATAGGCGCTGCCATGAGCTGCCGCCATCGCGCCACCGTGTCCCGGCCACGCGGAAGGCCGATGCTGGCCAGCCAGTCTCGTATCGACTGATACCCGACTAGCAGGCGCTCGCGCTCCGGCTGCGTCTCGCGCAGCGTGGCGAGGATAGATGCCTCGGTGTCAGGAAGCGAGCGAGGCAAGGTCAACCGGCCCTGCGTCTAGGTACTCGCCGGCCACTCGGGCCAGGTTTGGGCAGTCACGGAGAAACGGAAGGATTCGAGCGTTGCACGGATAGGCGCAGATAAGCCCACGCATCGAGCGTCGCACGGCCTCTCGAGCCTCGAGCCCTTCCTTCATCAGGTCGCGGCACAAATGGTGGGAATGATCGCAGGCGGCCTGTTTTCCCGTGCTGGCCGTGGCGTACCTATTCCGCAGCGGCGCATCACACAGCACACAGCGCCCGCCCTGACCACGATAGAGAGACTGCCACTCCTCGGGCGAGAGGCAGGCGTAAGCGGCGCCGGCCATGATGCGGCCCGAGGGAGAGACACGCAGCGCGTTCCCTCTCTCGCGGCGCCGAGACTCGGCACCCTTCGGAGTAGCGCGATAGGTCGCCTTGTGGCGAGCGCGGGTAGACACAGGCGGAAGGACGCGCGTCCGCAATGCCTTAGCACCTGGGCCCGAGTGTGCCGCATGTGTGCCGGTCCGGCGCGCATTTGACACACTTACTTGACGACGCTCCGCATGTTTGCTAGGGCTGGCTCTGGCATGCAAGATGCTGACAAGCTGGCAGACGCGGCAACCAGCCGCAGGGAGGTTCAAAATGTTGCACGCACTTGGAACAGCCGGAGGCAATTCGCGCCTGGTCCGTCGTGTCCAGCGCGAGACGAAGGCACAACGGGACTACGATTTGGCTATTGCCGTCGTGTGCGGGGCGCTCGGCGTGTTGGCTGGGCTGGCAAACCTGCTCGTGCCGGGATCGCTGGACGTGGCGGCGAAGGTGCTGGGATGACGTACCACGTCGAAACCGAGGCATGCCGAGTCTCCGTGCCGAGTCTGGCGGAAGCGACGCGAATCGTGCGGGCGCTTTTCGTGGGCACCAAGACGAGGCGCGTCGCGGTCGTGCCGGAGAGCGGCCCGGTCGTCTACATCTATGAGCGCGAGGCAAGCAAGCCCGCGCAGGGAGAGTGACATGGCCGAACGAATCACAGTGAAAGACGTGCGGCGCGCCTTCGAGGCGCACGCGAAGGCGCTGGAGAAGTGTGGAATTCCGTACACTGGCAAGCTCGTGCTGCAAGAGGGCAGCGCCGTGAACGGGCGGGCCTGGCGCCTGTTCCAGCGAGAGGATGATAGTGGCGGCCTCCGACGCCCGCCCATCGGGGATGACTTCCTTGGTATGACGGCGCGCGATGCATATGGACGCCTGGTCGAGCGTACCGGGACGATCTACGACACGAGGGCCGCGCTCGAAAAGAAAGACGCCGCACCGCTCTACTAGGCCGCAGCGCCGGCCGTTCTCTTCGGGGGACGGCCGAGCGGTGCGCCCTACTTAACCCGCACCGAGGGAGGCAGAAATGCTTTTGAACAGACACAACCTGTCGATTGTGGCGCTGGCGTCGAAAGATGAGACGCGGCACAGCCTGCAAGGCGTTCGCGTCACGAAAGACTACACCGAGGCGACGGACGGGTACCGGCTGGCTCGCGTGACGGTGCCGACAGGCAACCCAGCCGAGTTTCCCAACGTGGGAATCACTGCCAACGGCTCGATGCCTGCGGTGACGGTGCCTGCGACGGCAGCGAAGGCGTTGGAAAAGGCGCTGCCGAGGCCTGGGCGAAGCCGGCGTCTGCCAATCCTGGAAAACGCTCTGGTCGACACGGAGGCAGCCCAGCGCGGCACGTTCCGGGCGATCGCCACGGACCTGGAGACGCAGACGCCCGTTGAAGCGGCGGTGATCGAAGGGCAGTATCCCGATTCGGACCCGGTGTTTCCGGGCGGGGAACCGCTCGCCACCGTACATATCAACGGGCTCTACCTGGCCGAGTGTGCGAAGCTGGCAGCGGGCATGACCAATGGACGGAGCCATGGCATCAAGCTCTTGATCTACGACAAAGACGGACTCGCGCCCGTCAAGATCGAGGCGACAAATCCGGACACCGGCCAGACCGCGACCTTCCTCATCATGCCGATGCGCCTCTGATCGGACGTCGTCGAGCACGGCTCTTAGGATGAGAGCCGCGCACGATGCCTTCCCAAGTACGAAAGGGGGTCACCATGCTTTAACACGTCACGGAACGCCGCGCCGGATAGCGGCGGGCGGGGCCCGGCCATTCCTCCCGGCCGGGTCTCGCACGGCTCTATCCCCACAACCCGAGGAGGCTCACGACCCATGGCCCGATACGAAGTCCTTGTGACCAGAGCGATTGTCCAGGAGGCGACAATCGAGGTTCAGGCAGGAAGCCTACACCAGGCGCTCCACCGAGGGGCCCGCGTGGCCGACGAGACGCCGGGGCTCAACTGGACTACCGAGCACACCGAGCCTGCCGTGGCAATGACGGCCTCGCGGCGGCTCACGGCCGGCCGAGCAGTGTAGGCATGGGCACGCATCATGCTACCCCGGAGGTAGAATCCATGTCACCTAACGTCACACGCGCCGGCCCCTCGACTGCTGCGTCGGGCCCGCGAGCGGAATTTCCATGTGGCTGTGTCGCTACGAGCCTGCCCGAGGGTTTGGAGGTCCGCGCCTGCTCACGACATGCCGTCGTGGTCTACGATACTGAACCGTCAGATTCTTGACACAGGCCAGCCCGCGCTGGCACTATGGCTCACGGAGGAACCATGGCAGCACGACCGATGCTTTCGACCAGACTGCCCGACGACCTAATGGCTCGCGTCCGAGCCTACTCAGCGACAAACCGGCTCACGATCCAGGAGTTTGTCGAGGAGGCCATCCGGGTCAAGATGGACGAGGTAGACCCGAAAGGCCGGTTCAAGGGGGCCGTCGTCACGCGACTGTCTGACGGCGACCGCCTTGACCGCCTCGAGGGGCTGCTCGAGCGCGTCCTGACCAAGGTGGCTGGGCACGAGGCTGGCCCGCCGAAGCCTCGCCGGAAGTAGGGGCCTCTCGGCTCACGAAGCCGAAGGCGGGCGCGCGAGGTAAGCAAGCCAGTGCTTGCAATCTGACACCGGCTCACGTACAGTCCGAGCATGCCTGACTCGCCCCTCCTGATCCTGCCGCCCGGCCTGACCCGCCACAACCGGAGCCGGGTCGATGCCTACACGCTGCCCGTGTCAGCCGCCTACGCCCTGGCGATTCACCTGGGCAAGGCAATGCGGGCAAGCGAGATGGTCCTGGGCTACGTCGCCATGTACGACGACAATCCGCCGGCCCTGTCAGACGCGGCGCTCGAGCTGAGCCTAAGTCTCGACATGGTGCGAGAGATTCTGGCCGGCACCTGTGATGCGCCCGAGGCCTCGGCTCACGGGGAATCGGCCACGTCGTGACCGCCCTCGAGCACGCCCTAGAGTACCTGCGGCGGGGCTGGTCGCCTGTGCCGCTGGCCCGAGGGACGAAGGGGCCGCCGGCCGGCTTCACTCTGGCCCCGTACCTGGCCGGCAAGTCCCGGCTCACGGAGGCCGAGGCCGCGGTGTGGTGGGCCGAGGGCTCCGAGTACGGGGTCGGGATAGTCACGGGCCGGCCCTCTGGCCTCGTCGTCATCGACGTCGACCCGCGGAACGGCGGCGACATTCGGGCGGTCCGGGAGAGGCTGGGCGACGGGCCGCTGCATGTCGTTCAGTCAGGAGGTGGGGGCTGGCATATTTACTGCCGCCTCCCGGACGGCCTGGCCTGCCCCAAAGGCAAGACCGACATGCCCGGCGTCGACCGGCTGGGCGACCGTGGCATCGTCGTGGCGCCCCCGTCCGTCCACCCAAGCGGCGACCCCTATTACGTTCTGGAGGACGGCCCCCTCATCGTCATGCCTCCGTGGCTGTTCTCGAGCGCTGCGAGCGTTCTCAGCAATAGCCCTGCCCCTGGGGAGCCATCCGGCCCCTCATCGCCTCCTGCGGGCTCTCAGAGCGAAACAGAGGCATCCTCGCGTGAGCCCTGGATCGCTTCAGTCCTGGCCGACCCGGCCTCGATTCTGCCCGGCTCACAACACGATACGCTGTGTCGTCTGGCATGGTGGGCTGCTGGGAGCCTCGAGGAAGACATTGGGCAGGCCTTGGTCCAGTCTGTCGCCGACCGGCTCCCGCTCAGTGACCCCTCGAGGCCTTGGACGAGCCGTGACGTCGAGGGGCTGGTCCAGTCGGCCTATGATAGGCGGAAGCCCGAGGGGAAGGTCTTGGGGCTCGTCGCGGACGGGGATGGCCCGCAGGAACGGGTCCCCCTCTTCGAGCTGGACGTGGACCCGGCCACCTTCGGGTCGTCAGTCGACGATGACACGGCTTGGCTCGTGCCCGGCCTGATTGCCGAGGCCAGCCAGACACAGGTTGTCGGGACACCCAAGGCCGGCAAGTCGACGCTGCTGGGCACGCTGGTCCGGTCGCTGGCGTTCGGGGAGCCGTTCCTGGGGAAAGACGTGCCCGAGGCCTCGGTCCTGTGGGTCTCAGAGCAGGACGGGCTCAGCCTGAAGGAGACGCTGGCTCGGGCCGGGCTCATGGCCGACGACCAGCGCCTCGAGCGCGTCCGCATCATCCGCCGCGGCCTCTTGATCGGGCGCCGCTGGTCCGACGTGGTCCGAGACCTGACCGAGATCGTCCGGCGCCGCCGCGTCAGGGTCGTGCTCATCGACACCCTCTTCGGGCTGGCCGGCGTCCGGGGCGAGGACGAGAACAAGGCCGGCATCATCCACGACGTCCTGGCCCCGTTCGATGCGATCTTGGCCCTTGGGGCGGCGGTCGTGTACGGGCGCCACTCGAACCGGCAGGCTGACACGAGCAAGTCGACCGACCCGTTCCTCTCGGGCCGCGGCTCGAGCGCCGTGGACGGGGCAGTCGACTCGGGCATCCTCGTTCGGAAAGAGACCGAGGGCACGAGGCTCATCTACTGGGCCGGCCGGTTCGGGGAAGAGGGCCGTATGCGGATCGAGTACCGGGACGGGCTGTATGTCCCCTCGGAGAACCAGGAGGCCCGGCCCCCGCAGTCCGTCGACCGGACGATGGATGAGGTGCTGACGGCCGTTCCCTTCGTGGGCGCCATCTCTCAGCGGGCCATCGAAGAGGCGACGGGCATTTCGCAAAGCACCGTCCATAGACGGTTGGCGCGGCTGGTCTCCGAGGGGTCGGTCGAACGGGTCGTGGACGGGTACCGCCGCCGACCCGAGGCTGGATCGGTCGAAGGGCTCGAGGGGTGAGTCACCTCGGGCTAGAGGGTTCACCGACCCACCCACCTAGGGTATTTCATACGACCCTAGGGTGGGTTGGGTCAGTGACCCTCAACAAAATCAAGGACTTAGAGTAGAGCAGGCCCTATGTGATTCACGGGGGTGAATCACCCAAACCGCAAGGAGAGTGATACGTGCAAACAAAAGTTAGCGCCTCCGTGGCCGCCCTCACCTGTGACCCCACTGTGGACGACCTGGCCCGGCGCGTCCAGGCCCTCGAGGCCCGGGTCGCGCGCCTCGCGGGCGAGCTGGCCGACCTGTACGAGGGCCACCGCGATCGGCTGGACCGACACGGGGAGCGCCTGGACGTCCTGGCCGGGCGCATCCAGACCCTTCGAACCCCTGGGGACCTGCTGATGCTGACCCGAGACGACCTGCGCGCCCTCTTCGCCGCGGCCGAGCGCGCCCGCGACGTCCACGCAACCATCCCCCTCGTGTTCGACAGGGCCGAATCTATGATCGTGGAGCATGACCGGCACCGGGAGGCCCACTCCGACTCGGTCCCGTGGCCGCCGTTTCGCCCTGGCCTCGAGAGGGCCGCTGACCCGGACCCGCTCGACAACCACTTGAACGACGAGGAGCGATGCGCCCTCGGACTGATGCCCTCCATGGGCAGGAAGGACTGACCGTGCCCACGAAACGACACATTGCCCGCCTCCAAGCGCTGGGCGCCTGCTCCGAGGCCGGAGCGTTTGCCGCCGGTTTCCCCTCACTCCGCGCAGCCTGGCAAGCATGTCCACGGCCAGACTGGCTCCTCTGGTACGCGGGCCGGGCGAACGTTTCGCGCCGCACGCTGACCCTCGTGGCCTGCGCCTGCGCCCGGGATGCCCTGAAGCACGTGGCGCCAGGAGAGGGGCGGCCATTGGCGGCCATAGAGGCGGCCGAGCAGTGGGCCCGCCGCGAGGGCGTGACTCTGGAGCAGGTGCGCAAGGCCGCCGCCAACGCCACCGCCTACGCCGCCAACGTCACCGCCAACGCCGCCAACGCCGCCAACGCCGCCGCCAACGCCGCCTACGCCGCCTACGCCGCCTACGCCGCCGCCAACGCCGCCTACGCCGCCGCCACCGCCGCCGCCAGCGCCGCCTACGCCGCCGCCACCGCCGACGACGACGCCGACGACGCCGCCGACGCCTACGCCTACGACGAGCCGCGCCGACGCCTTTGCGACATCATCCGCCAGACATGGCCGGTCCCCCCTCGGGTCCGGCCCAAGCAGACGAAGGAGAACGACTAGTGCCCACGCAACCGTACAAGAATCAGGCCGGCACCCGTGTGCCCGGCGTCACCACCGTCATCGGCGGCAATCTGGGGTGGTCGAAGGACGGCCTCATGTTCTGGGCCAACAAGATGGGGCTGCAGGGCCTCTCCCTGAACGACGCGAGGCAGAACCCGGCCAACAAGGCCGCGGCGACTGGCACCGTCGTTCACGACATGATCGAGGAGACGATTCACGGCCGAAGCTCCGACGTCGTCCTGGAGCGGGCATCCGACGACCCGACCTTCTCACCTGAGCAGGTCCAGGCCGCCCGCGACGCCTTCGAGGGCTTCCGATACTGGTATGCCAGCTCTCGGCTGCGCATCATCGCGACTGAAGTGTGGGGCGTAGACGAGGGCTACCAGACCGGCTATTGCGCCGACGCCTTGGCGGTAGAGCCGGGTCTCGACGGGAAGGACGACCAGCTCGTCCTCGTCGACTGGAAGACCTCGAGTGGCACCTACGAGGATCACGTCATCCAAGTGGCCGCCTACGTCGCTCTCATAGAGCGGCTGCTGAAGGAGGGACGGGCGTTCAACGGCGGGGAGTGGGATGCTAAGGCGCTCGCTCCCTACCTAGGCACCGACGTTCAGATGGGCGCCGCCCACGTCCTGCGAGTCGACAAAGAGACGGGCATGTTCTCACACAAGCGCTGGTTCCGCACCCACCTCGAGCAGGCCTGGTCCGCCTTCACCCACCTACGGGCCCTGCACAAGATGCGGACCGGCATCCGGGCCATGTGTAAGTAGGAGGCGCGAGTCACTAAATGAGGACAAATATGCACCTGTGTTCTAGTCAGCCAGCACCAGCAATTACCTTCGTCCCGGGGGACGTGTTTACGGTCGATCTGCCACAGAAGTCATTTCAGATGGTCTATGCAGACCCGCCCTATGCCGGGTGCCGGTTCAAGTACGCACGGAAAAACAACTCGAGGCAGTGGGGCATCAACCCGCGTGCCGACTTCCTTCGGGAGCTGATCGCCCGGATGGAGTGTCTTCGTGCCCCGGACGGGGTCTGTGCCATCTCCACGGCAACGCCAGAACTCCGGTTGCTGCACCTGTTTCCTACCGATGCACGGGTCTGTGCCTGGGTAAAGAACTGGGCACAGTTTCGTCCGGGTGTCTGGCCGACATTTGCCTGGGAGCCCCTGGTTGTTTGGGGGAAACGGCCCTCGTGGCGTGACGCGGGAGGAATAGCGGGGGCTGCGCGTCCCGGAGGGGTCCCATTCGACTGGTTGCTGTGTAATCCGACACCGCGCCGGGGGACCCGAAACCACGAGACTCCAAAGCCTGATGGGTTTGGCCCGTGGGTGTGCGATGTGGCGCTTGGGAACCGTACGGGACAGGTCTGCGAGCTTTTTGCTGGGACCTGGCCGATTGCAGAGGCTGCTGTACATCGTGGGTGTACAGCGACAGCCGTCGATCTGGTGAATTTCAGGGCCGCGTAAGCTGGCAAGCCAGTGCTTGCAATCCCAGGCCGACTCCGGTACAGTACCAAGAATCACAGGCCCTCGGGCCTAAACCCAAGAAAAGAGGAGACGAGAGAGTGAGCGAAATTTCGAGCGAGATTCAGACCGGCGCTCTGACCCCGGACCAGATTCCCGACCAGGTCGGCACGTTCAAGGCGCCGGGCGGGGGAGAGTCGACCTTCAAGGGTGACTTCACCGAGGGTATCAACGGCCTGACGTGCGTCAACCTCGAGGCCAAGAAGGTGCCCGAGTTCAACAATCCAAACGTCCTGGTCGAGAAGCTGGTCTTCACCTTCACGCTGGACGGGCACGAGAGCCAGGGCGTCTTGGCCAAGCGGACTAGCTTCTCGCTGCACGAGAAGTCGAACCTGCCCAAGATCGCCAAGGCCCTCGAGACTACCGTCGAAGCCGGTGCCCCGATCAAGCGTTCGGACTTCGTCAGTAAGAAGTGCAAGTGCCTGATCGAGGCCATCACGAAGACGCGGGACGACGGGACGGTAAGCCGGTACCCGCGGATCGCCGCTTTCATCAAGGCGTAAGCCCCGACCCGCAACCGACTACCCTGGCCCACGGACGGGCCAGGAGGTTTCTATGAGAACGAAAGCTGTGGCACTACGCCGTCGTGGACGAGTACGGCGACCGCGTAAGCGACGTGGAGCGGCAGGAGGACCCGCAGGGATGAAGGCCCTGACGTGCGCGTGCGGGCGGTCGCTGTGGACGAGAGGCGACCGCGAACGCGGGACGTGTGCAACCTGTTACGTCGCGTCATGGTCCCTGGAGAAGCGGCAGGCATTCCAGCGCGGCATCGCGCTCGCGGTACGCCGTGCGGGCGGTGAGTCCGTGCCTGACAGCGCGTTCGATCGGGCAGTGCAGGACATGCTGAAACACAGCGACGTGCAGTCCGGAGAGGAGCCGCAGGGATGAGCGTTACGACACCTGGCGAAGGACGCCGTGTCGATCTGTTGCCGTGCCCGTTTTGCGGCGGCTCGGCGGCAATCGAGCCGTGGCACGGCGGTGGACCCCGGAAGCGGCACGTGGGGTGCGACAATGAAGCGTGCCCTATCCGACCGGGCGTTACCGGGTGCACGGCGGCAGTCGCGGTCCACCGTTGGAACACGCGGCGCGGAGAGGAGCCGCAGGGATGACACCAGACGAGGCGATTCGCTTCTGCGCCGAGAATGCTCACGACTCACTCCTGCCGCTCAACAGTGTGGCGAGCTGCATTGCCCAGCTCGTGCGACACGCTAATTGGCCTCGGTGCCCGGACTGTTACGCCGAACTGCAAGACCGTGGCTATGGCGGATCGGGCCACTACGACGGGTCAGGTCTGGTGTGTCCCATGTGCAAGTTGCAAGACCAGCGAGACCAGCTCGTGCGGGAGCGGGACGAGGCGCTGGCGCGGGTGGCCGAGTTGGAGGAAAGCGCGGTTCGGGTCGGACGGGAGCGAGACGAGGCGCGCGAGTCGTCACGACGCAAAGACGTCGAGCTGCGCCACTACGAGAGTATTCTGGTGCTTGACCGGCGCACGGTGCTGCCGTCACGGCGCGACAACGGCGAGCCGGACGCCGCCTATGCAGTCAGTCCCAAGAAGCTGGGCGACGTGCTGGACGAGCGCGACGCCGCCGTGGCCCGCGTGTGCCCACCCGACGTGCGGGAGGCGAGTCGCGCCTGTGCAGACGCCTGCGGCTGCCGGTGCCGGTGCCGAGACGAGGAGCGAGCCGGCGAGTGCGAGGCGTGCCGTGTCCGTGCCTGGCTCAACCAGATCAAGGAGACCCCCGATGCCGACTAACACCCCCACTTTTCCGACGATCCACGAGGCCCGCGCCTGGTTCGACAAGAATGGTCGGCGGCGGTTCAGACGAGGATGCACCGATCGGTGTGCCCTCGCGGCGATGCTGGTAGACGTACATCGGAAGACGGTGTGGGTGGGGAACTGTAGAACGTGGTTAGCCGGGGCGGAAGTTTCGACCCCGCGATGGGCCAGGCACCTTATCAGCCACTTTGACAGGCCCGGCTCCGCACACGGCACCGGCCGCGAGTGCGTGCGGATCATCGACGCCTTGCTCGAGGAAGGACACAAATGACCCGCGAAGACTTACTCTCCCTGTTCACAGCCGCAGCCTTCATCGGTGCCCTGGTCAACCGACTCACGGCCGAGCAGGCAGCCGAATCGGCTCTCGTGGCCGGTCGCACCATGTTCGACCGATACGAGTCGCAGACGACCCGGAGATAGCTAGTGGCCTTCGTGACTAATCGGCCCGCAGTCCCCGACCAGACTCCCTGGTCTATCATCCAGTTGAAGCGGCGGGCACGCGAGCTGGCCCGGTCTCTCGGCCACTCCCTCGAGCGCTTCCGCCACTTCCAGGACGAGGGACTGACGGGACGCCGTCCCGATTACTGGTTCACGTACTGTGTCTCGTGCACGTGGCCTGTCGCCGTGTCCCCCTGTCGCTGGGGCACGCACACTATCGGTGGCCGAGGCACCCGCGACGAGTGCCCGAACCCCGCCCCCTCCTTCGAGTCTGAGGACATCGACGATGTTTGACCCGCGCGACCACGACCTGGAAACGGTCCTGGCCCTGCTAGGCGCGGCCGGCCTGATTCTGGCCCTCGTGACAAGCACGCCCGTCCTGCACTGATGAGCGCCCCTTCCACATGCCTGCCCGCGTGCCTTGTGACACCGGGCCGAGTCGAGTCGGCCTTGCGAAGGCTGATCGAAATCCCGGACCCGGTCATCGACCTGGAGACGACGGGATTGCGGCCGTGGACGGGCGACCGGCTTATCGGCATCGCCACAGAGGCCGGCTATTTCCCGTTTCGACACGAGGCAGACGAATCGCTCAATTTGCCTGCCTCAGTCCTAGATGCGGTTTTACGGCTGGTCAAGAAGGCCGGGATAATGGTCGGCCATAACTCGGCTCGGTTTGACTCGATGATGATCGCCCAAGAGGCGGGAGGCGCCTACGTCCTGGACGGGACGTTCGAGCACCGGGATACGATGATCGACGCGATCTTGGCCAATGAGAACGAGCTTAGCTTCTCTCTGGATCGCCTCGGGCAGAAATACTTGGGGGCGGCCGAGAAGGGGGAGCAGAAGAAGGCGCTCATGCAGGCCTTGAAGACGGCGAACCCGGGCGAGCGGAAGGCCCGCGTCTTGATGGGGCGGCTGGCCTCCCTGTCTCCGGCGCAAGTCGCCCCGTACGCTCAAGCCGACGTCCAGGACACGCGAGGCCTGCGCCGCGTCTACGCAGAGCACCACGCCAGGTGGGGCCTCGAGCAAATCTGCCGCGAGACTAATGCCTACGCCGGCCTCCTGGCCCGCATGTCTCTGCGCGGCGTTCGCGTCGACCTGGAGCTGGCAAGCCAGCGCAAGCAGCAAGCCTCGGAGAAGCAGGAGGCGGTCGCCCTCGAGATTCGGAAGATCGCGCCCGGCCTGAATCCGGGCAGCCCGAAGCAGGTAGCCAAGCACCTGGGCTACTCCTCTGCGGACCGGCAAGCCCTCGAATCCCTGTCACACCCGCTGGCTCCCCTGGTCCTCGAGCACCGCCGCCTCGGCAAACTGGCCAGCACCTATTATGAGGGCGTCCTGCGCGGGGCCGACGCGAGCGGGGTCGTGCATCCGCAGTTCAACCTGGCCCCAGACCCGCAAGGGCGGGGTGGCACGCGGACTAGCCGACTCTCGTGCTCGAACCCAAACTTGCAAAACGTGCCCAAGCGGGCCGCGATCGACGATGTCTCGGCCGTCCGAGACCTGTTCATCGCGCGGCCTGGGATGACACTCGTGGCCTGCGACTACGAGCGGGCGGAAGTGTGGCTGGCCGCCCACTACTCGAGAGATGAGCGGCTGTCCGAGGCCTACTACGAGGACCGGGACTTGTACCGGGAGCTGGCCGCCCGCTCGTTCGAAATCCCCCTCGAGCAAGTCTCGTCCGAGCACCGCACGTCTTCGAAGGCCGACTTTCTCGCCATCCAGTACGGCGTCGGCGCCCAGAAGATCGCCCGCAAGTACGGCTGGGAGTTCACCGGCCTGGACGAGCTGGTCGAGAGGTTCGATAGGCCCGTCGAGGCGTGGGGCGACCCGGAGTGGCGCACGTACTTCGCGCTGAACAAGTCGGCTCGCTTGAAGCGATCGTTCTTCGACATGTTCCCCGGCATCAAGTCGAAGATGAAGCTGTGCGAGGGGCTGGCCCGAGGGGGCACCCTGCGCCTGTGGACGGGCCGCATCCTGCACTTCGATGGCCGGCGCGCGCTGCCGTTCGCCGCCTGGAACGGCCTCTTGCAGGGGGGAGTCGCAGAGATGCTGCGGCTCGCCATGCAGCGGCTAGAGGAACCCTTGCGCCGGCTCGGAGCGCACATGGTGCTGACAGTCCACGACGAGCTGGTCACTGAGAGCCCGACCGACGCAGTCCCGGAGGTGGTTCGACTGAAGCGGAAGACCATGACCAACTTCGATTTCTGGCTGCACCCTCGTGTCGACGTCTCAGTGGGTCAGAGATATGGGCGCCTACAACCATACTCAGGAGAGGTATCAAGATGAGTGATTCAGTTCCTTTCATCCCGTTCCCGAAGCTGCCTCGTCTCTGCCGAGACGTCATCGTGACCGAGAAGCTGGACGGGACCAACGCCCAGATTCTCGTGACCGAGGACGGTCGCGTTCTCGCCGGCAGCCGGAAGCGGTGGATTACGCCCGAGGCCGATAACTTCGGGTTTGCCACCTGGGTCCGCGACCACGAGGACGAGCTACGAGGCCTCGGGCCGGGCTGTCACTTCGGGGAATGGTGGGGGCCGGGCATCCAACGTGGCTATGGCTTGGCCCAGCGCCGATTCTCGCTGTTCAACGTTCAGCGGTGGCGCCTCGCATCCGAGCGGCCCGCGTGCTGCGACGTCGTCCCGATCCTGTACGAGGGACCGTTTGGCATGGCCTGCGTCGAGTCGGCCCTGGAGTCGCTTCGTCTGCTGGGCAGCGTGGCCTCGCCGGGCTTCATGCGGCCCGAGGGGGTCGTCGTCTACCACACGGCCGCCAACATCGCCTTCAAGCGGACCCTCGAGAAAGACGAGTCGCCCAAGAGTCTTCGAGGTGCAGCGTGAGCCGGGGTCAGGGACAAGGCTGGATTGGTTGCGATTTTGATGGCACGCTTGCCCGCTGGGAGTCGTGGGGCGGGCCGACTGAGCTGGGCGAGCCTGTGCCGCGCATGGTCAACCGCGTCCGAGCGTGGCTCGATCAGGGCCGCGACGTCCGAATCATGACGGCGCGCGCGAACCCGAAGTACCCCGAGGCGTCCGTGGCCGTGCCGGCTATCCGTCGCTGGTGCCTCGCGCACGTGGGCCGTGTACTGCCTGTGACCTGGGAAAAGGACTACGAGATGGCCGAGCTGTGGGACGACCGGGCAGTCGGGGTCGTGCCGAATATCGGCCTGTCGCACCCGGAGCTTTTTCAGGCGCACCTGGCCGTCTGCCCGGCCGAGGTGTCGCCATGACCATCGCTATCGGCGGGTGGGTCTTGATGGCCCTGGCAGCCGGCCACGGCGCCGACGTCGGCCCGAGGACACTGGATGACACGATTCGGAACGGCCGCGTCGTTCGCGGATTCGACACCGCCTCAGACTGCGAGAAGGCCCGTCAGACCGGGCAAGTCTGTGTGCCGGCCTTGGCGCTGGTGAACCGATGACTGAGCGTGGGGCCATCTACACGCGGGTCGATCGCCCCTTGCAAGCAGTCCAGACATGACGCTGTCGGTGCTAGACCGCATCGTGTGGCTCCAGTCCGGGGGCCGCCGGTCCCTGGACCTGGCCGGCACGCAGGACGGGGTCTATCGAGCGGTCCGCATCTACCTAGACACGGTCGACCTGCGCCTCCTGCGCGAGGCCCTAGACGAGCTGGAGAAAGACGCATGAAGAGAGACAAGAGAACGATCGAGCGCGTGTTCACCGTCCGGGCCGACCCGTCTCCTGGGGACTGCGGGCACGTAGTGCTTCGCCTCCTAGGCAAGAACACCTCGGGCCGGTTTGTCGAGACGTCTGTGCGGCTGGGGCCGTGGTACGCGAAGCTGCTGGTTCGGCGCCTGCGCGAGGCCGGCGAGTCGTGTCGTCTGGCGTGGGAAGGAATCTGATGGCTCGGCAGGCCCGCCCGCCCCTGGTCGAATTGACCTGGCGCGACGCCTTTGTCCAGACGGAGGAAGTCGACCTGGACACGATCATGGCCGAGTACCACCCCCTCGAGCGGCACACCTCGGGCTACCTGATCTACCCGCTGACCGACGAGCAGGAGGAGGCTGAGCGAGCGCTAGGTCCTATGGGCCGGCTCCTCATGTCACAGGACTACGACCCACCTAAGGGCTTCGCCACCGTGACATGCATCCCCTTCAACATGGTGACGAAGATTCGTCGTCGCCGGACCAGGAAGAAAGCATGATCGACGCCCTGGGGCACCTGGCCTACCTGTTCTTGTTCGCGGGCATGTTCTTGCTGGCGCGAGGGCACCGATCAGGCTGGCTCTTGCGGATCGTGGGCTCGCTCATGTGGGCTGCCCTCGGTTTCCCGCTGGCTATGACGAGCATCATCCTGTGGGATTTGGCCGGCGCCGGCATCGACACCTACGGCTACTTCAACTGGAGGACCACGAAGTGAGAACGTTCGAAGGCGGGGCGACCCGCGACCAAGACCGGGGCAAGCTCGACTACGAAGGCTTCTTGTCGCCCCTCGTGCTCGAACGGTTCGCCCGGTACATGAATCGGCACCGGGAGACGGCCGTCGGCGAGCGAGCGAGCGATAACTGGCAGCGTGGCATCCCCCGAGACGTCTACATGAAAAGCCTCTGGCGGCACTTCGTCGATGCGTGGAAGGGACACCGCGGCTGGCCGTGCGGCGTCTCCCTCGAGGAGGCACTGTGCGCCGTCCTGTTCAACGCCCAGGGCTACCTGCACGAGCTGCTGGCTTCGCAAGCTGGCAAGCCCGAGCAAGCCACGGAGGAGGCCGAGTCGACGGTGCGGTCGTGGAAGGTCCCCCTCGAGGAGCCTGAGCCCGAGTCTGGGCCCGAGTCCGAGGATTTGGATCGGCTCAGCACGAAGAACCGGCACGTAGTCCGAGACCACTTCGACCCGTTCGCGCCCCGCCGCGTTCTGCTGCCCACACCCAGCGTTCCTAAGACGCCTGAGCCACCTGAAGCGCCCGACCCGGACGACACATTCCCCGGAGACTTGCGGCGTCTCGATGGCTGACGCCGAGCGGTTCTATCGGATCGGCCTGGCCACTCGGGCCCGATCTATCGCTCTTCGTGCCTGGCACAGGTCCGACGGCTCTGTGTACGACCCGATGGACCTGGTCCAGACGTGCCTCCTGAAGGCGTGGGAAGTCTACGTTGCAAACGAAGGCCTGTCGGACGAGCGGCTGCAACGCCTCGTGGCCGTCTCATGTCGGAACCGAGCACGTGACCACCAGCGCAGGCAAGGCCGTCGCCGCCGGTTCCACGCCGACGAGTCGGCCGACGACGTCCTGCGCCGGCTCGGCCTGCTTGGCGACTTCGAAGATGACTCGGAGGACGAGTAGTGGGTGCCGGAGCGTGTTGGGAGTGGGAAGGCAGCCGGTTTCCGTCTGGGTACGGGCGCCTCAAGCGAATGAGGGCGCACCGGGCTGTTTGGGAGGCGGTTTACGGTCCCATCCCGGCGGGGCTCTGTGTCCTGCATCGGTGTGACAACCCGCCGTGTGTTCGCCCCGATCATCTGCGTTTGGGGACGCAGGCTGACAACATGCGTGACCGCGCCTCTAAGGGACGTCACCCCAGCCAGAAGAAGACGGCGTGCCCCAAGGGGCATGCGTACACCGTTGCCAACACCTACCTGGACACGGCGGGCCGTCGTCGCTGCCGAACGTGCCTCATGACTAAGCAGCGGCAGTACCGCGAGAAGAAGAGGCGGACATGCTTGTAATAGACGCGGATTGTCACCTCATCGAATCACCGGACCTGTGGTCTGACCTGGGCATAGACGGGGTTGGCTGGAACGGCCTTTCTATCCAGGGCCGCCTTGTTCCCAAGGCTCCGGCCCAAGTCGACCCGAGCCAGTATGAGACGGGCCTGGCCCGAGTGTACCGTCAGGCGCACCGAGACGGCTGGTCCTGTGCAGCATACGAGACGATGCTGGACGAGGAAGGCATTGACCGGGCCGTCCTGTTCCCCACCCGCGCCTTGGGGCTCCTGGGGACGCACGTTCCCCGCGATCTACTCAGGCGGGCCATCGCGCGTTACACGTTTCGCGCTCGCCTGTTCACCGAGGGTTCGCGGCGCCTGTTCCCGGTCGGACTGCTCTCTCGAGAGTACCCGGACCTGGGGCCGGAGTGCGTCCAGTGGGCTTGGGCGTGCGGGTTCGCCGCGGTCGTCACGAGGCCGAACCCGGTCGGGCTCGCCCCGGCCCTAGACTCGCCGGCCTACGAGGAGACGTGGGCCGAGGCCGCTCGCCTCGGGCTGCCTGTCATCTTCCACGAGGGGACCGGCGCCGATCGGTTCCTTGGGTCGGACCGGGCCACGTCGTACATGGCCCGACATGCCATGTCGCACCCGTTCGAGATGATGGCCGCCAGCCAGCAATTGATTCTGGGTGGAGTACTCGAGCGGCATCCGCGGCTGCGCCTGGGCTTCTTCGAGGCCGGGGCCGGCTGGGTTCCGTACTGGCTGGACCGGCTGGACGGGCACGCCTCGAGCATCTTGGGCCGCGAGTACACGCTGCCGCTTCTCCCCTCGCTCTACTTCTTGCGGCAGTGCGCTGTGACCCTCGATGCCGGCGAAGCGGACCCGGACACTCGGCCAAGCCTCCGAGCCATGTTCGCCTCCGACTTGCCCCACGGCGACTCGGCCTTCCCTCACGCGCGACGGCTGACCAGCCGCGCCAACCACGGCCGCCTCGACGTGATGGGCGGCCGAGCCAAGGAGTTCTTCTCGTGGACCTTCGAGACTCATGGAGGCGTGCCCTGCACTTCCTCTATTCGCACGGCAACCACAGCACCGCCATCAGCACCCTCATCTTCGACGCCTTCACCTGGAAGTCTGGAGGTAGAGGCGTATGCCTGATTCTCCCGCACCCGAACCGTGCGCGCGGGGCAGTGGGCGGCGTCATCGACCAGTGCGAGTCGTTCGCGGCGCACCTGGGCCTGCCTGAGACGATGATCGAGACCGGGCCGTACGAGGACGAGCTGACCGATGAGCTGAAAAAGCGGGAGTACCGGCCTCTGTACACGCTGCCCATCCACCGGATTCCGGTCGATGAGCTGGACCTGGAACCGTTGCCCGCGAACTTCGGGAGTCGGTTCGTCTGCCACGATCGAGGCGTGGCTGAGTTCGCCGCTCTCCAGGATCGCGCCTACGCCGAGAGCTACGCCTACCACTCAGGCTGTGCCGGCTCGTTCTTCTCACACCCGACGTCGCTCGTCGGTGCGGACGTCTCGGCCTGCCTCGTCTCGGACGAGTACCAGAACCCGGTCCGCGGCGGCCAGATTATCAGGGCGGGCGGCCGAGTCTGGGGCATGAGCGGGGCGGCCGACCCTCGCGTCCGAGGCCAGCACCTGGGCGACGAGGTGTGGCGCCGGCTCTTGGGGGCGGCCCAGATTTCCCACGGCGCCTTCGAGGTCTGGCATGCGACGATGCCCATCGCCATGCCCATCGCCACGCGGCATGCCCTCGAGGAAGTGGCCCGGTGGACCAGGTGGGCGCGATGACAGGGCGCTTCTGTGACGCCATCTACGGGAAGGGCCTCGAGGTGGAATGGGTCACGCGGCGGTCGGAGTGGGTCGTCGGCCTGCACTTAGACCCGAGGGACTGGCCCCTCGGGCGTGAGGCACACGGCTGGCTGGGACCGCTGTACTGGTACCGAGACGAGCGGAGGCAGGAATGCTGAGCCGGTGTCCCAAGTGCCCGGTCGTCGCCGTCTACGTGCCCGGCATCGGCCTGGTCTTTCTCGGGACAGTCGAGGAGTGCCGGGCGAAGGCGGATAAGGCATGGCTGAACTAGAGCCGCGGTGCCGAACAGAGGGGTGCGGGGTCGAGCTGGTGGTGGGGAAGAGCTGGTACCCTAGCCACCGCAAGTATAGCAGATATATATGTAGAGCGTGTTCCGGGAAGCTGGTTGTGGCTTGGCAGAGGGCTAATCCAGCCGCGCACAGGAAGCGTTCTCGGAAGCACACAAAACGTAATCCGGGCCGGGACGCGCGATGGAGACAAAACCATCCCCACACGGCCCAGGTGTCTTTTACGGTGGGGAACGCCCGTAGAAGGGCCAGAGCGGCGGGCGTGCCCTTCAACCTGGATCAGTACCGGGTACCCCTGTTAGCGGCGCTGCGCCGGGGCTGCGCCGTAACGGGAATGCCGTTCCTCTTCAGCTCCGGTCACGGGGTCGGTCGGCGGTACAATTCTCCCAGCCTGGACCGGATCGACCCAAAGAAGGGCTATGTCTGGGGGAACGTGCGCTGGGTCTGGCTGTCGGTGAACATGGCCGCCGGCCCGTGGGGGCTCGAGGTGGCCGAGCAGATCATGTCCCTGGTCCGCGACCACCGCGAGAAGGCGCTGCACGCGCACCTGAACTGACGGCTACAAACGCGCTACACCGAGCCGCAAGTGCGGAGAACGACAGCGCTTTTCTCCGCTCGCTGCCTTCCTAATCCGGGGGTCGCGTGTTCGAATCACGCCGGGGGCATGAACGAAACGGCGGCGCCCATCTCGTCCGTCGTTCAGCCC